TTGAAGCCGTCAATATTATTACGAGCAAACTCAGGTGCACTAGGGTGAGTTCGATGATAGGTTTTAACGAGAATAGAACCGTCTTTGTTAACTTTAGAGTCTACCCAAATAAGAGGCTGTTTATTGACATCAAGTGGTATTTCAATACCACCATCGACACCGCCCCAACCTGCGTCAGCGTTAAACCCAAGAACTCCTTCAATAAGGTATTCGCCCTGAGCTACTCGAGTAACAATCGCACCTTCTGATTCATCGTTAGTGGTGAATGTTCCTTCGGGTTGAATGTTAATGACTGGGGAGGCTTTTTTGATAAAACCCTGCGGGTCTACAATTGTGTTTACGTTCGTATATATTTTATGAGCAATACCTTCGTTGTTATATGCCTTTACTAGCCAAAAATCTCCGGACGAAGACCCACCACCGGTATAAATTGATGCTGAAGCTTTCACTGATTCAGACCTATGAGCAAACATCATACCAAAACCCCATGGCAATTCTTTTATCTCATTACTTGAAAATACTTGTGACACTGAGTTGTATACAAAAGGATTAACTAAAAAACCTTTTAAAGAGTTACCAAACCCATAATCACCAACGGCCATTGCTGTACCACTTTTTTTAGGTATTCTAAACACCCCCTGCTGAGCGCCTTTCGCATCTCCATACTCAAATGTCAGCATATCGCCTGCATTTTCATTTGTTGCCATAGCAACATAATCTTTATTCAGCTTTGACAGCCGTAGCGCTGTGTAATTATTCTTGCCTTGAATTAACACAGACTGACCATCAAATCTAAAATTATCACCTATCCCGTAATCACCTTTGTTTAGCTTATTTGTAATATCACTCTGCATCTTCTTGATACTATCGAGCGTAATGACTTCACCATTTGGCATTTCAATTTTTGTTTGGCCAGTCTGAGTCATCCACGTATTCATTGCATCAAGGAAATATTGCGTGTATGCATTTATTGCAACCATTGTTCTTGCTGCATCACTATTATTATCGGGCTCAGTAATATGAATTGAGAATGTGGTGTTAGTTGCTGTAGCTAATGCAGGTTGTGCTAATACTAATTCAGTGTCGGAATTAACGGATTTAATCATATACGGAATATTCGTATTTCCTGATTTAATTAAAATCGTCATTCCGATATTAATGGCTGGATTATTATTTTTAAACTTAGTGCCAGTGCCTTTGACAATAGCAGACCCTGACACTGTGTTAACAGTGCCTGTTGTGTATATCATAAGATTACTTTTCCGTTCAGTTAATTAAAATAACTTCATCACTATGTGGTAGTAAAAACACTCGACCTCTAATTAATACTCCATTAGATTCACCAGGGATATGTGGGATTCTAATACCTATTTCCACAATACTGTTACCCGGTGGAATTGTGATTGTTATATCGTTTGCAGCATAAAAACCAGCGACATTGCCAGTAACAAGTGGGTATATATGAGAGTTAAATTCAACTTCCTTGCCGTCCATAAAAACAGAAAACATAGCTCTTTCAATAGGGAATCCTGGTGCTCGATAGGCAATGACTGCGCGGTTTTCCACCTTATGAATTGCATTAATAGGAATTGTTTCATCTGCCGTTATTGTTCCATCCACCCATATCGTACAATATTGACTTCGTTGCTTAACTTTGAATATAGTGTGAATATTCCCATCATTCCAAATCTCTCTTAGGTAAATATTATCTCTATGTATTGAGATTATATTCCCCTCTAAGTTTTCAACATTTAATTTTCCGAGAATTTCACAACTTTCTTCAATAACAACATTTTTTAAGCGACCTGAAGTTGCCTCTATTTCTCCTCTCGCTTTTATATTCTGGAACTCGCCAAATCCATTTTTGTTAATTATCCAGCCAGATTTTCCAGCCACATAATTATTTGATTGAATAACATTCCCTATTTTTGCATTTGTAATAGAACCATCTTCAATAAATAAATCTCGAACGAAGAACTGCCCGTTCTTGGCATACATGAATAATTCCATTTTGCCATTTGCAGGGTTATACCAAGCAAAGTTATTTGCGTTGTAACCAATATAAGACTCAAGCTTACCATTCTTGACTTGGGTACTAATTACTTGCCCTGCTGCGTTATATTTAACTTTGTCATGAACAATCGTGATATTAATTGAATGAGTAACAACACCGTCACCAGATTGACTAAATTCAGCCTGCATTTTTTGCTGAATCATTCCCTCCTGTTCGTCAAACTTAGCTTGAACTTGTTTTCTATCTTCGGCAGAGGCTTTGTTGGCTTCTGAAATGGCAGTAGAGTTTGAAGCAATATCGGCTTGAGCCTGATTAACCTCAGTACGTATTTCAGTAAAGCGCTGACCGATAGCCTCATCAAGATTGGTAATTGACGTTTGAGTCTCTTTAATTGCAGATTTGTTGTCACCGACAGCAGAGTAAATCTCTTTAACTTCCTGCGCCCATGCTTCGTTATCCGTTGCACGAACTTGCCATAATTCGCGAATACCTGCTTGTGACTGACCGTGTTTCATTAACAAACTGCGTGATAGTTGAGAGTCAGCATTACCAAGAATAAGCGCAGTTTCTGCATTCCAATCCAAGCGTTCACTGAGTTGCTGGCCGGCTTCTGATGACATGAAGTGTTCATCAAGCTCTGGCAATATTACTCCTACATCAAACTCCGATTCCCCACGAATAAACTCAGTCCACTCAGATTGATTACCAGTTTTATCCACCAGCCTTGCCCTAAAATAAAACGCTACACCAGCTGATAAACCCGCCATTTCATAGGTTTTAGATGGATAAGGAACATCAGATAACAGCATCAGACCTTCACCATCATTGGTTTTGCTGTACTGAATTTCAGTTTTTAACGTATCACTGGTGTTTTCACCAAATCCCCAGTCTAGCTTAATGCCAAATACTAAGGACGACGCTCTAAAGTTAACCGGCTTTGGTGGGTTACCTACTTTTCCTGTTAATGTAGTTTCTTGTGCATTAGTCCAAACACTGGATATTTCAGAAGCATTAATCGCACGAACTCTAACTTGATAGCGCCCCGCATAGATACCATCAACCTCAAAACCGCAAGTTGATGTTCTTGGCATTGATACCCAGTTATTGTTATCTCTACGCCATTGGGCCTCATAGGTAATTGCATTATCAACTGCATCCCAATCAGCGCGTAGAGTGGTAAATGAAATACCTTGGTTGATTTGAGAGTAAGAGGATATGCGGATATTTTTAGGTGGTACTTGCACGCCCGGTGGAACAATAGTAATAGGACGCTCATCAATTCTTGCCCCTGAATCTATATGTTCATAGTTATCAGGATTATGAATTGCACCGGTGATGGTGTAGGTGTTATCGCTATTATCAGTAACATTAATAACGCGATAAAGTTGTAACGCTAAATCATCAGAATCGACCGTCCAGACTGCGTTTTTCTCTGGTGTTTGTGAATACTCCGTTGAAACTGTAATGACATTATCAGCAACCAACGATACTGTTCTGCCCTCTGAGCGCCCATTGGGTAAATTAACAATTAACCTATCACCAGCTTTGATTACAGTTTTTCTATCTAATGTGATCCTCCTACCTTCCGCCTTAGATATGCGACCGCCGTTATCCCTTCCTGCCAATGTCGAATCAGCAATAGCGATAATATGACCAGGAGAAGGTATTGCACCCTCTAATCCTGTTGCGAAACTAATTACCCTATCGTTAGCGTTTGTTAATAAAGCCCAGCGACCACGGCGATTGGCCTCACTTTGGCGAGTGCATCCAATGGCTGATATTTCAGTTTTACGCACACCGTAACGACGCTGTAACTTGATATCGGCTACAGCCTCAATTGCATCATTACTGTGGTTATTAGTGTCTGTATAGGAAACTAATGCTTGTGTATATCTATTTTGCTGGCTACCACCTGAATATGACGGTTTACCACCAACAATATTGGCATTAGTAAAGGTTCTGAAAATAGTATCTGGCATATCAGCAACGGCATTAACTTTGTTATCAGCCCAGAAGGTCATACCTCTAAATATTGCAGCGATATCTCTCAATACTGTATAAGCAGACTCTTGTGATTGAATGTAAACATCACAAAGAAAACGAGGCTCCTTACCATCGCCACCATGACCATCAGGCACTAACTCATCACAATATTGTGCGATTTTGTACAAATCCCACTTTTCAATTTGTGAAGCTTTAATGCGATCACCGCACCCATAGCGGTTGTTTAGGACTAAGTCATAAAATACCCACGCTGGATTATTAGTTGCTGCAAGTTTAAAAGTGCCATCCCACACACCAGAATAAGTGCGGTTAATCGGATCATAATTAGTTGGCACCTTAATCAGTAGCCCACCTTTTGGGCGAACGCTAATTTTAGGAATGCGGTTATTAAATTGGCGGGCATTGAAAGTAATAAATAATAAAGCCGTATTGGGGTAACGCAATTTAGCATCAATAACATCGGTAACAGCAGAAATAGTCACTTTATCTGCAATACGAGCTGTGTTCTGATTCTTGGTTAATCGACGAGCGCGGATCTGCCAGCCTGTATTTGCTTTTGGTAAATCAATACGATGTGTCCGCTGATATTCACTCGTTGTTTTACCATCAAAGGCAGATTTCAATACTTCATTATATCCAGCACCGTCTGTCGATAAATCAATAGCATAATCAATGCGATAACCTGTGGTGTCACCGTTATCGTGCTGTTGGAGTAATTGAGGAACGGAAAAGCGAATACGTTCTGCTGACAACTGAGTGTTATTAATGCTTCTCACATATGGCTGATCGTCTTTTAATTCCAACCCTACTGATGTCTCACTATCTACTGAGGGGATACCTTGAATGTATTCTTGATGTTCACTACCTAGTCTAAATTCCCAAGTCACTCCTTCAAAGTTTTTTGTGCCATCAGCATTACCTATTGGAGTATCATCAAGAAAAATGCGAGTATCATCTAACTCACCAGCAATTTCACCTTCTGAGATAGCCAGTAGAATTTTAGCGGTTGATTCAGAAAGCAAGCTATCAGGTGATTCCGTGGGGGTATGCCCACCACCGCCGCCACCTTTTGCACCATGAATTAATTCCATATTTCACCCATAAAAAAAGCCACATAGTGGCTATTCTGAAATTCGTTTATGTTATTGCTGATCTTCTGTGTAAATTCCTGCAGAAATGATTGCCCCACCGACCTCTCGCCTATCTAACCCGTAAAGCAATGGAACCGGATTTCCCTGCGCAGTTGAATTCACAGCACCACCAAAAGCATAAGATGGTTTGTTATCTGAGTCCTGCCTCATAGACAACCCACGAGGTTGAGGCGATAGCATTTGAACAACGCCCCCCATTGTTACGCCAGCACCTACCATCAACATTAAATCACTTGCCCATAACGCAGTTCCCCAAGGAGCAAATATTGCAGCACCAATCATGGCTACACCTAGCATTGTCTGAAAGAAACCGCCTCGCTTACTTCCTTTAATGATTGGTGCTATGCGGATTTCTTCAGTAGTATCAAGGTGTAGCTCTTCTTCATTAATGTTCCGCTTTCCCTTAAATACTGCAAACTCCATTCCTTTTAAATGTGCATTAGCAAGAAACTGCTCAAAGCCATCGTAGAGCACGGTAAGCGCTTTAATCGCCTCACGAGGTGAATCTATATCTAACCTGTGTTCCCGCCCAAACTTTGCGCCAAGAACACCATATAGACGTATTGTTTTTAGGCTCATATCAACTCTTTCCTCCGCACTATTTTTACCGTCCGATCCCGCCAGTAATCGCTGTAAGTAACTAGTCGGCTAAGTTGTCCATATAAGTGATGAAGTAGCATACCATTCATTATCACCCCAGCATGATTAGGAACATCAGCTTGTACTTGCATAATGACCATATCACCATCTTTTAAATCGCCAGATAGCTCAACAAAACCAGCTTGTTGGTAGTTATCCATATACAGATTTTCTCCTTCTTCCCACCAGTGCCGATCAACGCTGTAGTTATGCAGCTCAATACCGTGTTTCTGTTTGTAATAGTCCATAATTAACGACCAGCAATCTGCATAACCAAGTACAAAGGGCCTACCTTCCAGTTCTCGTTCACCTCGAGGTTGAACAATCCGAATATCACCTTCCGGCCACGAGGCAATCACCCACGGTAAACCTGTTACATCACACTGAAGTTTGTCTATTTCACTCGGCTGTGTTGTCACACCATCACCACAATGACTATGCACGATTGCAATTGGCTCTCCCCAATCTTCAGCAAGTGCATAATCTTCTGGCGATAATTCAAAATGTTCTGTTGGGTTATTAGAACGGTTATGGCAAGGGAAGTATTTTTTAACTCGACTTTTCTGACAAATAACACCACATGCTTCTTTTGGGTATTCAGTTTTAACATGCTGAAATATCGCTTCAGTTAATTTCTTTGTGATCATCGCGTTAACCCCGCAGCTGGAAACCCACCAAAATCCAATGGTTCGTTCTCACCAAAGCGTTTTTTGCAATCACTAATAAGACCACCGCAACTATCCAATGCCGGATCATCGACAGGATTGCCTCGCTCATCGAAATATTTATTCCCCGAATATGAGCACCCATTACCACTGCGATAATCGCCTTTCATGCACCAATAACAAAGGTTATGAATTTGTCGAACGGGTATCATTACTCCCTGTAAATCAAACGGGCTAGATAACTCAAAATCTACCGCTTCGCCAGCCACCTCATTGATTTTACGATCAATGTAATAAACTTGCTTAAAACACTCCTCAGAGTTAGCGGTTGGATTACCATCAGGAAAGTTTTTGGCATCAAGATAATGAGCAAATGTCTCGTAAATAGTAACCTTTGCTTGCACCATATCGTCAAATTGGAGGCACAAAGATGAGATTAAACCGTCGATATTAGCAACCTTTAGAGATGGTCTTGCCGGGCTACCATCGCTATTTTTTGCCATCCCTTCAATTTCATAGGGCCATGCACCGTATTCATTGCCTTGCCACCAGATTGGCTTTGGTTTGATATCACCATTAGATTCCTCTATCTCTTCTGGCGTATGAGGTAGATTGTAAGCATGGAAGCGAAGAATTGGCCCATCAAACTCACTGCCATCCACCTCAATTAATTGAACCTTATTACCCGGCTCTAATTTTTGTACATCTGCTGTGATATTCATGCGCTAAATGCCTGTTCAAACGTTGCTGTCAATTTCATTACTCCGCCAGATACGGGGATCATCGTTATTGAATCAGCCTTAATTCGATAAAGACCTTTTTCACCAAATGGAGGCGTCCAAATAAATGATTTTGCTGTGTGTCGCCGAATGAATTTAAAAATAGGCATCACCTCATCTTTCAATCCCATATAAGAGAATGGCCACGTTTGAGATTCTGGATTAATACCATCACCAGCAACTTGTTTGTAACCATCTCCAAATTCAATTTCTTTAATACGATGTTTGAACTCACCGCTTGGCGAATCTTGTATTTGTGTTCGCCACTTAAACTCTTCCATTGGTTACTCCAATAAAAAAGGCGACACAAAGCCGCCTGATCAAATATCAGGATATTAATAAATATCCATTAGGTTATTTTATATATTCAGCCCAGAGAAACTTACCGAAGGAATGGCTGACTTACTTCGGTGTGAGGAAATAAAAATGTCAGAAAATAATAAAGATGAATCAGCAAAAAACACATTCAAAATAGGTGAAAAGATTCCCACTATGGAGAAAAACATTGACCAGTTAGGTGAGCTCATTCATAAATCAGCGCAATCAATATCTCAGCTATCAGCGCAAGCTATAATCAATGTTCATGTCATAGAGTTATTAATAAAACAAGTGCTAAGCCCTGAAAATAGGGAGGCGGTTTATAATAATATTCTTGATTCGATTGAGCGTGACCCCGAGGGGGATAAATTCGGTTTTGAAAAAGATATGATTGAATATTTGAACCGATTATTTAATAAATAACTGGTTTAAACGAGACGCGGCATAATCTGATTGTGCTAATGACGATGAAATAATCTCATTGTGCGTTTCTCGTATAGCACCTAAATCACAGCTCGTTTCCTTTTGCATATCTGCGAGCTGTTTTTGTAACTCTGCTATTTGCTGTCCTTGTTGTACTACTTGCGCTGATAACTTATCTACTAACACTTCTAAATTTTGATTAATCATAACTACCTCTCTAATTACCTTTGATTGTTCTTGATAATGCAGATGCTGGATTTCTAAGTAGGTTATTAACCCCACTCTCCACCATTTGCTGAAATTCTCGCTTCAGTGATGAAGCATTGGCTTGATTACTCGACGGTTGTTGCTGTTGTCCGCTTTCAATATTAATACCTCCTAAATTAACCTGTACGTTTCCACCACCAGCAATCTGAGGGTTGCGAGCGATAAATGCCGTTGGCTGTGTAATCGACATTGGTGCTGAACCACCAACATAACCACCTGAAGCATAACCTCGCTTTCCTGCATCCATTAGCCGATAGAGATTATCCACACCTAATCGTTGCGTTGCTTCTTTTGTGAATACGAACTCGCCTTTATGCACTACCCCCGCAGGGTCGTATTTACCGCCGCCTCCTGTATATCCACCTTCAGCGAAGCCTAAGAAACTGCCAAATGTAGTACCTGCAAAACCAGCTCTCATGGCATTGAGTAACGCCATTTGAGTTATCATCTTGGTGGTCATTTCGAGGAAAGACTTTGTGAAGTCAGCTAAGTTAAACTTACTAGTGAGAAGAAAGTCAGCAACGGTATTACTCATACCTTGGAATGCAGACTGTGTTATTTGTGCGACATTGCCGTAAACATCTGTGGCTTGGTCTTGGAATTCAGCAAAGCCTCGTTTAAAGCCTAACTCCCAGTTACCTCGTAGGGAATCTTCCTTGGCGTAATATTCCTCTAGTGCTTTTTTCTTCTCAGGTGTGTCAGCTTGACTTAAAGCAATCTCTCTTTGTTTTAATCGTTCAGAACCACTTGCACCAATTTCTAAAGCATTCCCCTTAGCAATAAGAGCATTTATATATTTGGTTTGCTTATCCAATTCCCTATTTTTTATCTTCTGCAACTCAATTTGATCACCTAAAACAGCAGCCTCATGTAACGAAGCAACGATACTTTTCTCTTTAAGTAACAGTGATTGCTCATCTCTGGTCAATGCCCTCTCTTTTCTTCTATCCTCCAGCACAGATATCTTAGCTTCTGTTTCCCATAACTTTTTACGCTCGTTACTGATGACGTCATAAACAGTTTGATGGTCATTAAGGACTTTTAATTGAGTTTGTAGTGAGAGAATGGTTTTCTTTGCTTCTTCTTCGGCTCTAGCTCCTAAACTTGGCTTATTTAATCTATTTTGGAAATTATCGAGAGATGCCTTCTGTCTTGCGTACCTCAACTCAAGTTGTGCCAGAGCTTCTTTTTTGCTTTTTTCTGACGTGTAAATATCATTGAGTATCTGGTCTTTTTCTTCTTTATATCTTTGGTCTATGCTTCCGTATTTCTGAATTAAAGCCCTTTCGGCCTCAATCCTTTTCTTATTAAATTCCTCTTGTTGCTTTAATAGCGAATCATCTTGAGCTTTCTTGCTTTCAAGATAATCTTTCTCTAGCAACCCAGCCAGCCTAGCCTCCAGATCACTTTTCATCTCGCCAGTTTTAGCAAAATGAACCCCTTCAGCCCCTTTGTTTAACTGGAAATTAACAAGAGTCTCTTCTATTTCCCTTATCTGTTCTTTAGTAGATTTTTTACGACCAATATCCAGCATGTCATCCCATGCCTGTTTAGCCATTAGTGAAACGCCCCTCCATGCGCTCTCAAGAAAACCTAAATTCTCCTCAATATCATTAGCACCTGCTCTAATTGATTCAGCATAAGACTGACTAGCTAATCTCGCAGCTTCCTCTTTTCTTCCCATAACCTCAAGCTGGATAATACGTTCATATTCTGACGCGGTTAGGAAGTGCATTTCTTTATCAAGCTCTCTAACTGCATTTACAGGATCATCTTGCAGACGTTTGAATTGACTAATTGTCTCTTCAACAGATTGTCCTATCGCCCTTTTTAGCATAACTGCCGATCTTGATACCATATCGACTTCTTGCTTCATAAATCGACCAGAGCCAACAACTTTTGCGATAGCCTCTGCTGATTCAAATTGAGCAACACTTAAACTTTTATATTGGTTAGCAAGGATGCCTAAATCACCAGCACTTTTCTTAGCATAGCCTCCTGTAAGAATTAACTGCTTGTTGTATTCTCGGTGTTCAGCATCACCTTGATGTATAGCGTAACCAAAAGCTATCGTTGCTGTGGTAATGGCAGTTATACCAACAGTTGCAGGATTTAAAGCTGGCAACATACCTTTAAGGCTATTACTAAGACCACCGATCGAACCGCTTACACCTGTGCTCTGACTTAAAAAGCTAGATAATGCATTATTACCACCTGTTAATTGATTGATAATGCTACTTAACTGCGGTGTTATCCCTGAAAGCCCACCAGATAATTCCTTGGAACCCTTTGCATTCTCCAGTAATTTCTTGCTCTGATCATCCAATTGCTTAATGAAAGGTGCTGCTTTATCAGACACGCCTAACTGAGCTGCCTTCATTTCAAGCAACTCTGTTTTTGTTTTACCAATGGCATCAGTTTGATTTTTAAGAGAAGCTAAGAATTTATCTGCTGCAATCTTTGCTTGATTGCTTGCTCTCTCTTGCTCCAACAGCGCCCTTCCCTCAGCGGTAAGTGACATATTAACTCGTGTTAATTTATCCCTAGTCTGCTCAAGTATCGCGTTATAATCAGCAAACTGATCCTTTGGTAATAACCCCTTCCTATTTGCCTCAACTAATTTTTGAGTAGCCTTATCAAGCGCATCAAATGCCTTATTTGTTGGGTTTATCGAATTTAATAAGTCATCAAGCTCTTTTTTTTGTTGCTTAATTGCTTCTGATGCAAGCTTTTGATGATCAATACCTCTATTAAACTGGTCATTTAAATCACGAGAAGCATCACTCACTCTTTCGGCTGTATCACCGAACTCCTTTAACTTCTGTGTACCACGCTCTAAATCTGACGTGTCAGCCTTTAGTGATATTGTTGCTATATCTGCCATTTGGTTTCCTCCAGACATAAAAAAACCACCCGTAGGTGGTTCATATTGTATTTAACGCTAAGATGCTAGTAATTTTTATACATTGAAATAGCCGCATCGTATTTAGTTCTATCTTGGTTGTCATTGTCTGCACTATTTTTTATGTAAGACTCCCATTCACTATATGCAACTATTAAGTATTCCCTTTCTTTTTTATCTTTAGTCTGAACTTTAATTTTCTCAAATAGAGGTTGAGCTAGTTCAAGAACTTTAGTCTTTTGCTTTTTAGTGCAATCAACTATGGCTGATATAGCTTCTTTTGAGTCATTGTCATTCATCAAGCCTAACCGCACTGTACGCAACCTAATATTTTCCACATACTTAAATGAAGATGCTGAATCAGCAAAAGAATTCAATTGGTTAACAAAACCAATTTTCGTGTCAGCATTATAACTTTTATCAAGCATTGGTTCAGAGCAATCCATTAAAGAAAGCTTTGTTTCATTACTTTGTCTGTTCTGCTCTTCTACCATTTGAGCACAACCACTTAATAATGTTACGACGATAGCACCAATTAATAATCTCTTCATCCCGCCCTCTCTGTTTTCATTTTCTTTAGTGTAATTATTTATAGTAGCAAATTGAAGCAAACAAAAAAGCCTCATTGAGAGGCTTCACTCTATTTAACTTACTGGAAATAAAACTCAAAAGAACGAACGCTATTTCATTACCTATCAAAAACCCTTCCGTTGGTTGATTTTAAGTATGCATATTCGCTGTACGGCAATCTAATAATGATATCGTCTTTATCAATTGCGTTTCCTAACATTCTCATTCTGCACAACAGGCTTACTCCACCAGTTTTCTGTATACATAAGCTATCTGGACTCTCAAAAAACTTCATATCACCCTTTTTCCAGATAACAACGGTTACACCATCTGGTATCGCACCTATTGGCTGTACTGTAAATATGGTTAATTTATTATAAGCAAAAATAGATAAGGTAATAGCTAGAATGGCAAGTATTACTAGTAACTTTTTCATTACAAACTTTCTTCCTTTTTATTATAACTTCCAGTTACAAGCGGATGATATTTCTTTTGCTATCGTATCTATATTTTCCAGATCAAATTCAGCTATCACTTGAGTTTTGCCATACGGGCTATATCCAGAAATTAAACTCTTTTTACCCACTAAACTTTTAATTAATGATACAGGTTTAGGTACAAATAATGATGTGCCACCTTCTCCAATTCCCCATGACTGAGTTAAGGGTTTTTCTTTATCTATTCGCAGAGTCACCTTGGAATTATAACCGCTACCAATATAGTCCCTCATTGATAAATAAGCCTCAGTCTTATCATTTTGGCAACGTAACACAAGTGATACATCTTTATCTTTTGCAGAAAGAATTGCGTAATAATCTATTTTGTCTGTTAATTTATTTTCTTCCTTACTGACCAACCAATCGCCAACCTTTTGATGGTCAGCAGCAAAAACAGAACTAGAAAGTGATAATACAGAAACAAGTAAAATTTTTTTCATTATAAATATTCCTTGCGAGTAATAAATTAATCTTATGTTATGTATTATCTTTACGTTACTAAAGGTAAATTTACTTTTTATATCTATTTCCGTGATCCGTATCCCTAGTTGTCACTAGTAGCGTCAATATCATCCTAAAAAACAAAGCAAAAAGCCTCAGTTAAGAGGCGTGGTGAAATTTGGGCAATAAAAAACCCACCGGAGTGGGTGGGCTTTATTGTGATGCAAAATAATTTTACTGAATATATAATAATTAATGTCTTAATCAAATCTGATACGGATATCACTATGAATAATGAAGCTATTGAGCTATTAACCTATTTAAAGCCTTACACAATGAAGATCGTTGGTCTTTTGCTCATGTTAATAATTCTATTTCTATACTCAAGCAAAGCTTATCGCTTTCTAGTTAACTCATCACCAAAAAAAGAGTTAGTTAAGTCTCTATTAAAAGAAAGAGTTGATTTAGAATGCTCAACTGCTGATGTATTGCACTGCGAATTGCTTGATAACTACAAAAAATATAAATATGACAAGCTATTCCCTGATGCAGTTTGTGAATTAAGCAAAGGCGACTGCTCTACAATACTCAATCTATGGGATGAATTGAAAAACTCAAAAGTAGATAAATTAACAGGGGATGAGAAAATAAAAATAATTGACCAAATAATTGATAAATTGACAAAATAGCACTATTTATCTTCATCAACAGCGGTCTTTCGATTTGATGGAAATAGGCCTCGAATAACTCCAAGGAATGCGGCAAAAGTATTAAGGGTTACAGCTGAAGTTATCGCAACAAGCACATTTTCACTAAAAATATCTTTATCAAAAAAGAATTTGCAGAAGGCTGTTGCAGCTAAAACGACAGCCCACCCATAAAGAGTCTTTCTTACTACATTATAAGCTTTATCTCCAAATCTTTCCCTTAAATCCCTATCAGCTTGTCGATCAGCTATTACCTCAAGTTCAAGCAATTTTTTTGTGTCGTCATGCTTCGCTTTACCTCTTTCGCTTAGCTCATCCGGCGGCACATCAACAGCAGAAGAGTCGTCATCTTCTATAGATAACAACTCCGTCATGGTTGAATCAGAAACAGTGATAAATGAAAGATCAGAATTATTAGGTGATTTAGCCATTTTTGAGTTAATTACCAATAGATTCTTTCAGTAACTCATTACTCATAACATCGCCCATTCGAGATGTTTTCGCCCATGCTGTTCCTGATAAATGAGTCATTGCTGATAATCTCGTGGCTGGATAATTACCATATACAAGGATAATCCTATCAATTAATCCCCATGATTTTTCATCAGATGCAGGAACGCTTGGCTCTATAATTTTAAATATAATATCGCCATTTTTTGCGTTATTAAAACTTGACACACCTACGCTAACTGGTTTCTTAATGATGTTGGCGCCATAATCTTTCAGCTTATGGTACAGGTCTTGAATAACTGGACCGTATTGCCATTTACGAAAATGGTCGTCAATTAGCTCTTCATCATAAATTTTCAGATACCACGATTGCGCATAAAACATAAGCTTTTGTAATTTCATCGGGGTTAAGTCTGGAATTTTACCATCTATCGCCCTTTGAATGAAGGCGTTTGCAACAGCAGCGGCAGAATATGCCATAATTGCCTCCTTTTATATGTATATTTATACAGCTAATTCTGTACAACTATAATATCAGAACAATATTACAAGTCCATATCTAAATCATATTTATATTGCTAGGTCAAGCTTTAAGCAAAACTAATTACTATGTGCTGTGTTCTTGCTCACCGCCTTCCTTTACCCTCTCTTTCTGCTCACCAATCTGCGCTTACCGCTAATAAGTTCATCATCTTATTTGTCAATCACGCATTAACGTCATACTATAATTGCTCACTTCAATGAGGACATTGCAATGCCATCCAAAAAATACCTACTTGTATATGAAGCATTTGACAATACAAATACATTCTTATTAAAAGGGAACGCTGCCATAGAAATAGGCATTGGAAAAGGCATTGAAGAGACATTGAATGCCTTTACTGAAGTTGCCTGCTCTGAAGCTAGAAAAATTGATAAGTATGCTAGACGAGTGGCGATAGTGAGCGTAATAGAACTTTAAATAATTTTAATACTTCATGAAAGTGCTACTGTTGCCTCTTATGCATCACCTCTAACGCCTTAACTTCCATAATGCGCAGATCACTAAACACGGTCGCTCTATCTTTGATGTTGAATAAGTCCATCACTTGGTTTAACGGGGTGTAATCCAATCCAGTGATCCCATTCATGCCTACACGCCACTGCGTATTCATTGCTGAAAACACTTGATACGAATCCCAAACATCAGGCCATATTTCAACATCATCAATATCTGGCGGAAATCCAAAAGCACGTTTGAACTCGGCCGATTCTTTTGAACTCATTCCGCCATACATTGCTTCTGCGACCGTTAAGAGTTTTTTTCGCGATTACCTAGCAGTTCGTTGTAATACGTGGAAGCAATAGCGCGAGATGCCGATGGGTAGTTATCTAACAGTAGATTTAAGTTTTCTTTGTTATACGGTTCTTCAATCGCCCAATCTTCAATAATTTGCTCAAAGAACTCAGTCGTTGGCTTTTCTCGCATTTCATCAAGTTGACTCATTGGCTGATGCTTAAAGGTGAAGGTCACCACTTCTGGCGTTTCTTTACCAGCAACGGGGATTTTAACGTTAGCTTTAAAGGTTGGATTAGGAACAAGGGTAAATTTAGGCATTATCAGTCCTTAAAAAAAGCCCCTGATTAGGGGCTATTGAGAGTGCTTATGGATTTAAGAGGCGTTGGTATAAATCTGCATTTCAGATTTAAGTGAGAATCGTGCTGTCACGTTTTCAACTTCATTGATGGCGGTATTTGGTACACGCTGGAATGAAATTGAAGCTGTGTAATAGCGATCTTCTTCTGCACGCTTATTGAAGAATCGAATTGCGGTAACTTGCTTGCTGTCGTCCAGCTTTGATAACAGCTTACGAATAGTTAACTTGGCATCATGAGCAAAGGTATAAACCTGCACCACACCATTTTTATAGGTGTCGATAGTTTCAGCCTGTTCATCTTCAAGGAATTGAACCTCTTGAGTTTGCTGCTCCCCACCTTCCGTAGAAAGCGTCATAACTTGAGGCATGACTTCCCATGACAGCACTTTCTTTAATGTTCCTGTACCGCCACCAGCAGGAAACACATTTTTATCACTGGTATCGACACCTTCTAAGGTGATTTTAGATTCATCGACACTTGCAACACGGAAAGCACCCGAAGCTTTTTTCCAGCCAGATGTAACATGAACAATATCGCCCTTGGCAATGTCGCCCACATTATCAACCGTTAGCACAGCATCTTCAGCATTGGTTGCCTCAGTAATTTTAATTTCGTCATCGTATTTACTTGCAATGTAAACACGCGACCCATTAGGAATGTTATAGGCCATTGTTAACCTCTATTTTTAGGTATAAAAAAACCGCAATTAAGCGGTGTTATCGGATTGCGTTACATCGATAAGATGCACGAATAGGAATGGTGTAGTTTGTTTCATCTGAAATGGGAGGAAACTGGCTCGGTTCTCCGTTAATGTAGATGCCCTCACCTAGTGTTAATCCATTTTCCAATCTGGCTTTAACGCCATCAACAATCTTTGAGAATTTAGAGTCTCCGCTCCCTACTTTGCCAACCACGTTAATTTGGATAACACCACGATAAACAGGCATATCCTGAGATAATCCAATGTTATCTGTCTCTGCTGTCATAATGTGGAGTTGAAGATAGGGATCGTTGATATCGTCAAAAGGAAGATTGGGCCATGCAATTTTTAGGCTTAAATCCTTGCCAATGCTCGCCACCAGTTTTCGTATTTCAGTATTAATCGTTGACTGATTCATGATTTAGTTTCCGATACGGCAGAGTTGAAAAACTGACTAAATTCCTCAGCAGTCACAGCAACCATACCACTAGGCGCTTGTTTCGAATGCCCCAGTTCGAGGCGGTAAGCATAAGGCACATTGTTTGTGAAATAGATAGCGTTCATACCTATTTTAAACTGCTCAATAACAACATTGCCCTGAGACTTCGTTATGTTACCGGCTTTATCAATATTCTCGATCTCACCATCTGCTGGCGTGTCGAATGAAACCTGCCAGTTACCCTTAAAGCGACCTCCAGTATAGCCAGGAGGAGAATATTTAGATTTCCATATATCAGGATTACCAACAGGTGACATATCAACGAGCCTAGCAAGTATTTGAATACTGGTTTTTCTTACAACCGTTTCAATATCTGCATTTGCTTTATCAATAAAGAGATTGATGGATTTCATAAACTGATCTGACATATCACGCCCTCAATTGAGACTGATAGCAAATAACAATATCAGCAGGTTTAACAGGGTTGGGTTCGTGAACGCGTAACCAAACACCATCGACAAGCACCTTATCCCCTTTCTGAATATCTATGCCTGGAGGAAGTATCATTTTAATATCCGTGGAGAGAATAAGTGTGCCGTCGATTTCGTGAGGTTTATATTGCGTCTTTACTCCGATAACAGAAAATAACGTTTCTGGCTCAAAGTGTTCCTGCCCCGTTTCATCATCAACCCAGTGCTTACCATCTCGCTTTACTTGATAGGAAATGCCATATTTTTTTAACATCCTTAATGCTGTGCTTTGCCCACGTTGATAAATGTTCATCGCTACCTCATTGCAAATGTATTAATAGCAAATCCATCTGAGACATCAATCAAACCAGACAACAAACCTTTTAACCAAGGAAAATTAGGTGCGCCAGTATTGGTGCCTTCGGCATATTGCACAGTAAGAGCGCCTTCAATTCGCTCAGAGGTGATTTCAGCACCAAGTGTGGGTTGTAGTTCATTTTCTACTGATTCAATTGCTAAACGGCATTGAGATTGGATTAATTGCTTTGGTATCTGATCGCTTAGGATGGCTACGCCATCACGAGACAAACCCGATCGTGGGAAAGATAAAGGCTGACTTACATTAGTCCGTTTCCCTAACCATTTCTGAGACTCGAGATAGTCCATTGCCATTATTAGTAATGGCTCTAACCCGCCATCTGCTAAAGTGATATTTCTATCCTCAGCGTATTTTTTCAAATCATCAACACTGGCGTAGCTATTAAATGTTGGAGAGTTCTTATCAGGATCAATCATGCTCACCTCAAAAAAAGAGGGGCACAAAGCCCCTTAAATTACTCGTCTGGAGAAGTTTTTTCTGTAAATGTGATTACATCAGTATTTTGTGCAACACCATCAACAGTGGCTGTGACAATAAATTCACCCTGTGAATCAGAAGTTAATTTCACTGTCGCACCACCAGCTTTGCCCGTCTTAGATGAAGTAACGCTTAATTTGCCACCTGTTGTAGACCAATTAACGGTAGCCCCTTCGACTGGAGAGCCACCCTTGGTGTAATTAAGAGTGATCGTTACTGTATCTGTACTGTCAGCGATAGCGGACGTTTTATCCGCTGACAGGGTTACTTTCCCTCTTCGGCAGTCAGTTTAATCATGACGCCGGCGGTTAATTTGTTGCTAGTGAAATGCTTCTTCCAGTTACCAGAGGTGCCTAACTGTGTTAAATCAGGGTTTTTGCCTTTTGATTCATCCCAGCTATAGCCCAGAACACCAACGTTAACCACGCCTTCACCACGATAACCAATTTCCAAGTTCTCCTTATCATTGATTTCATAAGAGCGGAAAGTTGGCTCTTGGGATTCAGTGATAGTCACGGCTCCCGGCACTAAACCAAAGATAGCATCTACTGGCGCTGTATCTGTTACCAGTACGGGCTTACCTAATGTGCCAGGCTGTCCACCGTAGATAACCACACCCGCTTCTTCATACACTTTGTTATCAATGGACTGATCAACAATATCGAAGTAGGTTGTGGAGTGCATAACGAACAGATTTACACGGTTAAATTTATCGCCGTATTTGCGTAAACCTTTGGTCAGCGTTTTCTTGCCATCTGTCGCAATATCCGCAGTCACCACCATTTCTTTGTTATTACCAATCGCAGCACCTAAAGCAGCTAAAGAGTATTTGATATAACCCTCTAATGAAGCATCTGCCGCATCGGTACCCACCAGCTCAGAGAACTCCGATACATCACGGCCACGGCGTTTAAATGCTTCTTCTGTCGTTGCATAAGGACCATATTTCCAAGGTGCTTTTACATCAACAGATTCGCCCGCGCCGATTTTTTTGTTCTCTACGGATGCTGTGGAGTTTACATCACGATGCTCAATCGAGCCGCCGATTTGGTAAAAGGCACGCTTACGGAAGTCCCCCTCAATAAACAGGTTATCCAGCACGATTGCGCCGTTAGATGCCTGATTAAAGACGGATAAATTATCTTGGCGACGCTCTAAAAACGCGGTTTGTGCCAAGTCGTTATAAATTACTAAATCAATATTAGTTGTCGTAGCCATTGCCTATATTTCCTTACTCTTTTGGAAGTTTTAAATATGCGTCACGCCCGTATCGGCGAATATAATCAGCCTTATCGCTTGCGGACATTTGAGAACGTTTAAGATGTGCACCACCTTGCTTGTGCTTCCCTGCATCCGTACCTGAAGCTGCTGGGAATAAGTGTGGAGCACTTTCTTTTAGGGATTCAATCCATTCAATAGGTGATAATGGTGTGCGACCATCTTTACCCATAATTGGATTACCATCTTCATCAACGGCTACAGCCTGACCTTCATCGTTGATCTGAAAAATGCCCTTGGCACGTAAAATTAAATCTTCTTGGGCGCTCGTTAATGCGCCCGCTTTCCCTGCTGCAGAACGAATTTCATCGCCCAATACACGAGCACGGAATTTATTTGCAAACGCCTCGGCCTTTTCGACTTTGGTGTTCGCTTCTTTCAATTGCTTATCAACATCACCACGCAAACGCTCAGTGCGCTTATTAATGACTTCATCGATCTTGCCATCTGCAATGAGTTTGGCTTCTTCGTCATTCTCAAAGCGTTTAAGCATTCCCTTCACCGTGTCAGGATCAATGCCTTCAAAACGTTTTAAGTTATCGCCTTGCTCTTTGAGCTTGCCTAATAACTCATCGCGCTTAGCCTTTAACCCTGACACTTGATCATTGACCGCTTTGTCAATAATGGCTTGAATTTCAGGTGTGATTTCGGTTGTTCCACCACCTCCACCTTGCGAACCATCATCAGCCTGTGAATAGTATTTGCGTTCGATATTCATAAATAACATGTGATTCCCCTTGGGATTGAATGCGCCTAGCGCGTTGTAATAACTCAGCCCTAAGCTGAATTTAGGTAATAAAAAAGGCTGCCGAAGCAACCCATGTTAGTTTTATTTTAATCCGCGACTGATAACCCGAACCGTATCGCCAACTATCGTTGTAATGTAAGCATGATCTGTGCGCTTAATATCAAATGAAGGGATAGCATCTTTCTTTGTGTGTTCAACCCGTGCCACGATATCTTTATTTTCTGATTCAGGATAAAACTCCAAGCGGTACATTTCGCCCAAGCAGTGGACTTCCTCTACTTTACGGCCATCTCGTTCAGTAATTAATTTAAGTGCGTACATAGTTATATTCCTTAGTTTTTTAAACAACAAAAAAGGCCACCGAAGTGACCTGGTTAAATGGTTATTGATTAGCTGTACCCAGCCTCTCTAAATGCTTGCTGGTCTATCTCCCTGAGTTGCTCGAGAGAGATAAACTCACCTTTATCTGTGTAAAATTCGGATGGATGCATACCGCCTTCTTTCATTAACCTAAATCGCGTCTCTCCAAATACCTGTCGTTGACGCCATTCTGGTTGTCGCTGTATCCAATCAAGAAAATCAGTATCTGCTGGCACTTGCCCGTCCATTGAGGCACGAGTTCCTGCGTCCATCTCATCTAAATCAATCCCTAATTCACGCCATGATTTAGTAACCAATGTTTCTGTTGATCGGCAGTTGAAGTGGATTTTCCCGGGGCCTTGTAGGTAAGGAATTTTATGCCCTATTGGCTTACCTTCCAGCGTGTATTTCAACCTATCTCGAATAATGCAATCGTGAGATGTTTTATTATCGAGGGTAGATAACCATTGCTTACAATCAAGAATGTCTTTATTGGCATCAGAAAACTGATCTCGCGCTGTCGCTTGCAAATGGTTAATGGCTGTTTTAGCTATTGTCGTCGCATTAGCTCGACTTAGTTGCAATGCACCGTCTTTATAGCCTTGGTTTGCATGTCCTCTGATTTTACGTCCGATTTCTACTGCACTATCACCATTTAAATAACCATTCCGAACAGCGTTGCTTATGCGTGTCATGCGATCTGACTCTAACCCATCAGCCCATTCAGAAAGTAATTTCCCTTGAAATGGACGAGACATTACTGAGGAAAATAGCATTTCTTCCGTAATGCTCATTAATGGATATTTGCGTAGAACAACATCAGGTAGTAGAGCATCAAACAGTGATGGGTAGTAGCCAGCCTCATATAATGCATGCGCTCTCATTTCTTCCGTCAGTAGCGAAAAAGCACTATCAACAGCTCGCTTATTAATACTTCTGACACTTGATAGCAACGACTCCAATCGCCTTGCTGTGAAACTATTAATATCAATGGTTGCATCATCTAAAGCAACAATAAGTGAAGCCGTTAATTCAGCATCAAACTCATTTAGCGCCTTTATCATGCGTCTCGCCACACCAGTAGAATAGCGACCAGAAAACAGAGAGTGAGCAATCAATTCATCCATTAACCGCTCATTCACTGATCTCATGTCTCACCTACCATTGTCGGCTCTTGATTATTAAGTTCATCCACCACCACATCGACATCATCAGCAGGATTGATAACATCGTATTTCTGCAAACTTCTCACTAAATCAGATTTACGTGTTGCGCCAGATTGCCATGCTGCGACGATTTCACGGATCATCGAACTATCGGCAATGTGATTAACGAGGTCTTTGTTAATTTCAAAGGAAGTATCTTTCGTGTCTAAACCAAGGTATTCAGCACACCACATTAGAGATTTACTGAATGCATCGGAAACGTTAGAGCAACAGATACTCAGGATAGAGGTTTGTGCGTTCTGTTCACCGACAGACTGAATAACCGTTTTAACCTTACTATCAGCAGAAACCAATTGAGCACCAAGCGCTACCATGTAATCGCGCTTACTGTCCATTGCTTCTTTGGCCAGCATGTTAGGTTGAGCTTGCGCGTAACCAAAAAAACCTTCTTTCGGCAACATAATTGGTGAGCGAGAGCCGACCATAACGCCTTTCTTTTCTAGATAGTCACGCCATTCTGTTTCTAGCCCACCTAGATAAGGTTGTATTTGTCCACAGAAGAAAACAGAATCTTCATAATCAGCAGAGTTTCGATAATGCCCTAGGTTGATTTTTGCCAGCCCTAGCAGTGGCGCTTCATCAATAGTGTGATCGTTATTCTGAGCACCAATAAATGTAAATGGAATTTCATCCCACGCACCATTACCTGCTCGTTCTGGAATATACTCAGAGTCTATCTCAAAGACGCTACTCCCATTGGGCTTGCGATAAACACGACAGATAAATTTACCTTCTTCTATCGCTAATACGCGATATTGAATTACATCTTTAAATCCAAAACCGTCCTCTTCTTCAACTGTCTCTCGCAATACCACCAGCGTTAACATGGTGCGACCATTTATGCGGGAAGTACGCCAGTTAATGATATCTTCAGCTCGATATTGAAATATGTATGGGAGTTTGGAATCACTGTTGTAATCAACATATAGCCCGTGTCGCCCTACCTCTAATACCGACTCAAGCGAGGACTGAGCGAGTTGATAAATACTTGATCCCGCGCCATCAGCATCATCTTTTAAACACGAAAGCTTTTCGACGACAGCGACTAAGGGATCTTTTTTAAATGCCATCCCTATCATGCCGTTGCGAGTATTGCCCGTTATTGGATAGAACACCGCACGGTCTTGATAGTCTTTATTGCGTTTCCTTTTGCGTTTGCCATCTTGTTCTTCAAGCTCAGGAAGATAACTTTTTATATCTTCACCACCTCGACAAACAGAGCGCACTAACTCCCACTGAGGAGCAGCCGTTTTATACTCCGGTCGAGTAAAATCTACATTTGTTGTACTCATCAGAAGGTTGTTCCTAGGTTAATTTCGAATGCTGGGCGTTTCGTATTTCTTCTGCTCACTGCAAAATACCTAAATCCGTCAGCATCATGAGATGTGTAATCATGAAGTGGTTTATCTTTCCAGCACCCGCGTTTGTCATCCCACTCTTTGCGGTACGCTTCAAGGTGAGCAATACCTTCACTGCATTTGTGTTCGTCGAACACACAAAGAGGAAGGATTTCGCGTACCGCCTCAATCCCCTCATCAATGGAAAGTTTCGGCACTACTTCGAATCGCATTGAATAGTTTTCACCGTCTATTTCGTACCCTTCACGCGCTAACTCTCTACGTGATTTCGCGTCAGAGCCAAACTCGCGGTTATCGATATCATGTGGCCCATTGTGACTTGCGTATGTGTAGCCTTTGTCTTTTAACACTTTCATGTAGTGCCGTAGACCTTCACCACTGTTTGAGTAGTGATCAATGACGTGGAACTCTTCGCCCACTTCACGGATAAACCAAATTGATGTTGAATCGCCCACACCAATATCCCAGTACGTGTGAACCGGTAAGTGTGAATTATCAGGAAGTGTGCCAATGCGTTTATTTTCGTACAGGAAGCGGAATTGTTTAGCGTAGTAAGCGCCTTCAACCGATTGTTGGAATGCCTCAGACGGTATTGACGGGTATTCCCGTTTCATATCATCGCCGAGTGTTTTCTCTTTGGCGTAGTACCATGCTTTCTGGCGTTCGTTTAATTGAACACCATGTTTGCTGGCTATCTCATCAAAGTAGTCAACTAACCGCTGTGGTAATTGCTCCACAGGGTTAATGGCATACTCCGGATTCTTCCACCATGAGAAAAAAAAGAACTTCCAGTCTAGGTTAGAGAGAGTCTTATTCTGAATTTGTGCTTTCTCAGCGGATTGACAGTAATCGAAGAAATAACCTGCTCGACCTTCTGCTGTGCTTTCAATCGTCGTAAAACAATCGCTTGATACCGCCTCAAATGCGCCAGTGACAATCTCACGGGCTTTCTCTGGATACTTAGCACATATCTTGCCGAATTCAGAGATATGCAAGTAACGAAGCGTTCCGCCGCGAAAAGAGGTACTTACATAAAGTGAGCCGCCATTACTGAAAACCAGCTCACCAACAGAGTCATTCTTTGCAGGGTTCGCCCTTCGAATTGTTGCGGGCAAATTGTCATATGCGTATTTAACCTTCTCTCTAAATAATCGCTTTGCGTCATTTAAGGTGTGAGCAATCAATGCGCATTTTGCTGATTCAAATAAAGCCGCGTCTAATTGAACGATACAAACTAACGTTGTAAAACCAAGCTGACGAGCCTTTAAGATGATATTGCGTGTGTGCATACCATTAAAGTATTCAAACTGCTCAGGCGTCATTCTAAATTTTACTTTCTTACCTTTTTTATCAGTAATGAAGTAGAGATTATTTAAACGCCAAAACCTATCCTTTAAATTATTTTTTAACTCTTCAAATTGCTGATTTTTTGCAGCCATATTATGACTCCGATGATATCTCTCTCAGCAACTCTGCCATTTGCTCATCTACTGAATGTTCAATTTTCTTCGGTGGCTCCCAACCCTGCATATCAGCCAATTGTTTAATTGCCGCTTTAGGATCATGAAGCTTTAATTTGATGCCATCTTTACTTGCTGTGAGTTCAGATATTGCCGCTAGTGCCTTAGGGTCTTGCAATGCTGAATCTTTAAATCTCCACACAGATTGAATGACTGGATTACCGTCGTCATCCGTTCCCATCTTATGCTCGCTGAATTCAACCATTTCTGATACTGAGCTACGTCCGATAGAAGATAGTCTCTCTAGAGCTTCTTCACGACTCATAATCGCATTAGAAATAGCCACTTCATTCATTGCATCTAAGAACGATTTAACGTTAGCAAATGTTAGCATTCGACTAGATTGTGACCTTGCCGCCGCATCTGTTTTCACTTTGTAGCCAGCTTGTTTGTAAGCATCCGTTTGATTCAGTCCTTTCAGGATGCCTAACGCGAATTGCTGTTGCTGTTTCGTCAGAGCATCAAAAAGAACCTTTTGCTCATCTGTGAGCGTTGGTTTTTTCTGTGCCATAATGTATAGCCTTTTCTTTCTATGGAGATAAATATGAAAATTCGAATTCCTAACAGTGAACTCTTAAACATCAGCAATCCGTCATTGCAGATACCAGATCATGACCTCGCTAGCGGTTTTCAAAGAAGAGTACTAACTTTGGTAAATGATTTTCATAGGGAATTGTCAGATGATTTCGAAGTTGGAGGTCAACTTGTCAGCTTCGGTAAAACCATTGAGTTCTCTTTCACAAGTGTTGGTTTTTGGAACCCTGCTTTAATTTCATTTAGTGGCATGCTTGATGACGGGAGTCCTATCGAACTTGTTCAGCACATATCACAAATAAATATTTTGCTAGTTCGAAAAAAAAGGGAAGCCCCCTCAGAACCCAAACGACCAATAGGATTCGCCAAATGGGAAGAGTATGACGCATTTGTCGGGGAGCAAGACTAGTTATTACTATTTAGCTAGCCTAACAAATTAAAAAGCCGGCTCACTCGAACTGGCTTTGTGATTTGCAATAAAACCCGCCCGATAGGGCTATTGTCATTCAATAGAGTCTCTATGATGCTGACACTTTTCAAACATAGCGTCATCGAATGTTGGAGGCATATCAGTTCGTATCATGACTTTTCCTATATCATGCTTCTCTTTATACTCATCCATTGTAAAACTAAATTCTACAATCTTAGTATTCTCCTGACTCTTCCCGTACAATGCCTTTATTAAAAATTTCTCATCATTAATGCGAATAGCATCATATCTTACCAATCCATAACCGTCATCCTTGCCACTTCGGCTAAGGTAGTAAGTTTTCACAATAGAGAAGACCATAATCACTCCTATCAATAAAATGGGAAACCATGTAATGATAGCACTATTGATTATTTTTATTTGGGATATCGAAAGGCCACTAGGGCCTATTTGGTTTTCTGTTTGTTGACTAGTTTGCCTAATTCTCGCTCGACGATTTCAGCAACTATCCTTCCATCATCAACTCTGCCACAGTGTAAGTATTCAAGCGATTGCTGTAATTGACGATGGAGAATGGATAAGTTTGCTTTTTCTTGTTTGGTCATACTTTCTCCTTAGCGAACTTACTCGCCCACACTTTGGCAATATGTAAGCAGTCGTCAAACATTCGCCCTTTTCTACTTGCTTGAGAGCTTCGGCGATAATGATCTACCGCCATGTAACTTGCTCTACGACAAACAGGTAAAGAAAAGCCGAGCTTTTTTAACTCGGCTAGTACGTTCTGCTCTATGAATTGTTCGTGGTTCATGCCGGCTCTTCTCCATCTGGAAATTCGCCCATATCAGGTAAGGTTAATTGTGATAGTTCCTTAATTGCCTTCTTCGCTTTGCGTATTTTCTTTAAGTGACGCTTGCGTAAATTCATTAAGTCACTACCTTTCCTGCCAAAGTTCTCGAACGACCAGCTATCGGCTGCCACTAATCTATTTTGCATCTCATTGATAGTCAGGGTTTTAAGCTCATTCATGTCAAGGTTTGCTAACCCCGTTTGTGGTTTTGACTCTTTTTCAGCTAGATCAAGCAACCATCGACGCAAGGCTTTCGCTACATCTGTATTAGCTAACATTCCGATTAGATGTGCACCTCTAACAGAGAAGATCCTGACCTTTTTCTTACGTAAGTTGTTGTTTATTCCATTGGTCATTGTTTCAGTGACCATTGTCATATCATCAGAAAACTCATCTTTGTTGGCGTTATATAGATTGGTTACTGACTTCTCATTTTTGTATTCGAGAAGCTTGGACATCTGAGAGCTGGTAAACCAAATCTTATTATCACCATTATCAAATGGAGTAATTTCATTACCTTTGAAAACTAATGACTTGCTCATGGTGTATTTCCTTATAGAAAAGCGAACCTGTTCACCAGAAATAACCGCCCCACAGAAAACACCATTAACGGTTTTTCTCAGGCTCGACTTTCTGTAAGGTTCTGTGAGTTTTTTTAATTGTGCGGTGAATGCACAGAGTGAAATGCGTAGAGTTCGCAGCTTAGCGATACACTGCTAAGTCACTTCTAGTCTGTTCCTAGCAGTCAAGATATGATCACTCTCCTTAATGGATAAACGATTTATCTAACCTTGTCGGGGGTTATTCTTCAGATAACTTTTGCTTTAACAAATAACCTTCAAGCATCCAGATTTTGTTAATTGCATTTTTACGTGCAATCTTACGGCCAATTTCTGCATCAAAGTTTTCAGGGCTTGCACATGCCGATTCACCAGTAACAGTGAAGCCATTTTTCAGCACTAGGACACAGAAGGTGAGGAGGTGCAAAGAATCAGGCGTGGCTTCAACATACGGCTCTGGATTAATTTGCAACTCATCTTCTTTTGCCTGATGATCTCCTTGTGCTCCAGTGAAGTAATGCTCACTAGCAATTACACCTTCAATGTGGTCTGGCGTGATACGCGCGGCAGTTTTACCTTTAGTTTGAATCTCTTTCTCAATATCTTTATCTGTCATTTTATTTCTCGCTGTTTTATTTCTTAGGAATGCTTTTATCCAGTTCTTCACGGAATTGGACTGGATTATCTGAACCTTCTACTGCCATGATATTTCTCCATTAAAAAGCCCCGCTATTGCGAGGCTCGTTGTTGTTCAATTTCCCGTATTGCTTTCTTGTTGGCTAAAGTTTGAGTTTATCAATCTCTTCATGATCGGGCCGACGATAATTCAGGATGTAACCCGGCATCTTCATAAACCTATTATTTTTGTCTTTTGCACTCACTACTACTGAATGGCAAACAGATGACGTGTCGAATGTTTCATCATATTCATACAATAAAGCTGCCATTTTATCTTGCCATTCAGTAGGCATTTCATGCATGAGAACTCTTGGCATGACTAGAAATGATGCATAAGACAATCCAAACCAATTCCACAATTCACTGCTATTTTTTGATTGTGTTGCCTTACTCATTTTAAACACTCCGTTCTAATGTAATCCTGCAAATACAAAGTTTGCTGTTCGTTCTCGACTATCATTTCTCTGAGACGTAGATAATCTTGTTCAACTGCTTTGTTAAGTCGTGCGGTGGTTTCATCGCTTCCGCTTTCGGTGGAATTCTTGGTGACTGCTGGACACTCGGCTTTGATGTACACCCGCTTAGAACCAGAGTTAACAGCATCACGAAGAGTGT